TGGTTTTCAATCGTCAAATAATGTGATGAAGTATTAATACCGTTAAACGAAGGATTTTTAAATTTATGTGTAATAGTATCGGCTTTAAGATTAATACCTAATATCCCTAGAAAAAGGATTAACCCCATAACAACAACAATTCTATAAATCAGTATTTTTTCTGCTTCTTCTTTTTTGTTCATAATAACCTTTAATGCAAAACTCTGTTTTCACTCATATCTTCTTCGGCTTTAATAACTATTTCTATAAGACCTACTATCTCTACTCCATAAACTACAGCTTCCATTTCAGCTTCAGCTAAACTTCTAGCGTATATATAGGGTCCTGAATAAATTTTACCGTCGTGTTTAAACTCAGTTGCGTATACTTTCATTATTAATCTTTCCTTTGGTCATCTCTATCTGCTTTAGCAATTTTATTACTATCTATGAGTTGCGGAACACCTAGTATAGTTTTAATTAAAGTATCTTGTCTTATGATTTCGTTATCTAGCGACCGTATTCTATCTATTAATGCTACCAAAATACCGTGTTGGGAATCAAGTTTTGTACCAAGTCGTTCTTCTATAGCGGCTATTTGACCCTCGACCTTTTCATCAACGGTATCTAGTTTGGTTTCCATACCGTCCACAATACGCATTATTAATTTATATATAAACCAACCTAATCCTATTGCTGCTGCTATAGGAAAACCAACTTCTTGTATAAGGGTTACCGCTTGTTCCACTAGTAATCACCCCAAACTTTAGTCTTTTTTCCTCCGTCGTATTCAACAGCATGACCTTCTTCAATTAACGCTTGGCATATGTCTTTACCGTCTTCAGTGTAAGGTATTCCAAGAATACGTCCATATTTGCCTTTGCCTAAAGATTTTACTTTAAAAGTACCAATGCAAAGTTCTTTGAGTCTTTCTTTGGCAGCAAGACCTAATTTCTTTTCTGCTAAATCCCTAGTTCTGCTTTCAGGAGTATCTATACCAGCAAGTCTTACACGCTGTTTATGTAGCTTTACATCAAAACCTAAATCAAGAGAACAATCAAAAGTATCTCCATCAACTACTCTTTCAAGCGTAGCGTTATACACAAATGAATCGGGTGCTTTAGCCATTATTTGCCTTTCCTTTTATTTTTAGATATTTTCTTTTTATAAGCTTTAGCTGCTGCTTTACCTTTTTTAGTATACGAAAATTTTTTCTTTCCTACTTTTGGCATATTATTCTCCTTGTTTTAATACTCTATCTTTTAATCGTATAGCTCTTGGACCTACTTGTATAGCCCAACGACTATCTAACATTTCAACTGCAGCCTTATCCCAATCATGTTCTTCCATCGCAGCCAAAAACTTTTTAAACTTTAATAACCTTGTTATACCTAAATTAAAACACATATTCGCCATAACTCTTTGTAAATCTTCTGGTAAATCTTTCCACCAGTCTATGTTTCTATCTAAATCATTTATAACGTTTTGTATATCTTTTTCAAAACAATCAGTTATTCTTTCTTCTGAAACAGGAGTATCTACGTCTTGTCCATGTTCAGGGTCTGTTTCTAATATTAAATGACCTATACCAAAAGTTGGATAACCTAAATGGTCTAAATAAATTTTATCTATACAGCCTTCATCGAAAGTTAATTCTTCTTGTAATTTTTGCATATCCATACTAATATCCTCTACGTTATTGTTATTGTTGTTGCTCCACCAGTTGAAACGCTTACGTTCCCCAGTGCCGTTGTTCCTTGAACTCCCTTTTCGGTCCCTGAATATATATCTACCCATTTATCACCTGTCCATAATTGTAGTTGGTTTGTAGAAAGATTCCAAATAATATCTCCTTTGTTGAATTTATTTTTATTTCTTTCTGTTTCATTTACATTTAAGGTTGCGTCAATATCTTTAGTATTTAAACTTAATTCTAATACTCTTACTAAACGGTTGAATGTTTCAGAAGATAATTCTCCTATTGCTACGGGAAGTTTAGTTTCTAATAACTTACCCATTATCTTTTACCATCAGGTTTTATATCTAACCGTGTTGCCCCCAATCTAAAACCCATACCTAATTTAGACGTATCAGTGTCATTAGATTGAACTCGTATAACTGCTTGACGACCTCTAAGACGAGTATCTATTTTAGAAGTATTGGAATAACAAGTTCCAGTAATAACGGTGGTTAAATCTTCTCCTGGAAAATCTCTTTTCTTTAATACTATATCTACTTGTTGCCCCTCTGTTCCAATACTGCCATTTCCGTTAAATTTAATATCGGGAATAATTCTGCTAATGTGTTGAAAATCTTCTCCTGCAGGGTCTATATCAAAATCACTAGATTCGATATAAACGTCTGTCATAGCTGTTTCGTCTGCGTCATGTCCAGTTTCGTGGTTGTAACAATACCCTGTATTAGAACTAGAATACGTAGCTTTAGGGTTACTAAAAATACCTTCATCTATCCAAGATGTTCTAGATAATTTACCTATTGACCATACTTGTTCTTCATAATTAAATACGACATATCTATCTATAACTGTAACATCGTTTGAACAATAAAACCAACCCACTTCATCAAAAGCTTTATTAACAAAACCAAAAATTTGATAACTTTGTGTTTGGTTTAAATCTGTAAAAACATATTCTGATACAGTACATGGTAATTCTTGAACTTGACCTGTGTACATATAAAAACCTTTTTTATCCATCCAAAAAACACCTTTAGGCGTATTGACCATAGCATTAGGTCCTACTAATCCCACCCCTTCATTAACTAAGTTTAAAGCGAAAGTAAAAGGCTGTCCTACAAAACTCATAGAATATAAAGAAGTATCGGTCCAGATTAAAGTTTCTTGCCTTGCTCTAACTCCTCCTACTATAGAAGACCCTGCAGAAAGTCTAAAAGACCCTGCGGTATTAGTTGATTTAGGTTCCCATTCTGCTGCATCTTCTTGGTCAGACCATGCAATAAACATCGGGTCTATTGAACCTGTTCTAGCTGTTTCTCCATCATTTAACGGGTCTGCTCCTAAACAAATTACGTGTCTATCTATATCACTAACTAAAACTTGTAAAGCTTTAGTAGGTGTTAAATTAGCTCCTGAAAGAGCAGATAAAGCAACGCCTCTATCAGTGCCTAAAGTTTTTGCACTAATGTCCCAATAATAAATTCCTGCACCTCTAGCATTAAAAAGTAAATCTTCACCGAAATTATCTTGAGACCATAAACGTAATTGGTTTGTTGCTTCTAATGCCGCAACACTGCCCCAAGTACCTGAACCCCAATAATCAGAACCCCAACCTGTTGAAGGAATATAGGTATCTAATCCTACATTTATTTGATAAGCACCAACAACGCTCCCACCACCATTACCACTATCACTTGAATTAGCGGTTACTTCAGCACCGTCAGTATCTTTAGCCGTTATAGTGTAAGTATTAGCGTTAGGTACTGTAACTATTTGATATTCTTGGTTTAATACCGTTGCGGTAATAGTTCCACCTAAAGTAGCAGCACCACTAAATGTTACAAAATCGTTCATAACAGCACCGTGAGAAGAATCTGTTATAGTTATGGTAGAACTTCCATTAGTAGCAGCAAACGTTACATCTCCTGCACTAGTAGTACTTCTTAAAGGAGTTATATCATAATAAGAAGTTCCTTGTAATATATAATTTTTCCAAGTAGTTCCTAACCCTAAATATTTAGTTCCTTCTAAATCAACCCAAGCGTGTAAAGACCTTCCTGAAGCTTTAAAACTGTCTGAAGAAGCTTTAGCCCATCCTCCTATTTTTTCTGGGAGACCTTTACGGAAACGAACTAAATTACTATCAAACCAGCCTCCTTCATTAGCGTAAGCAGTAGCTTCTTTATTTATTCCTGGTCTGAAAATAAATTTTTGTAAAGGCACTATTTTCTCCTATATAAAAGCAGCGAAAACTATAGAGCCTAGTATAAATGGATAAACCCCCCATAACAACATTTCTAATCTTTTAAATTTAGCAGAACCTTCGTCTAATCTTTTTTCAATGTATTCATAGCGAATAGTGCACTCTCTTTCATGTGCATTAAGTTCTGCTAATGTTTCCTTTACCGTAGGCATTATTTTTGTTTTGCCTTACCTATGTTTAAAGCACACCAGTCAATAACTTTATAAATTGGTTTAAACCAATGGTTATCTTTAGGCGTTGGTGTAATAGCGGCTACAACAGAAGCTATAGAAATTATAGCTGTAACCCACATAATTATATTTAACCACATCATTTTATTTTTCCTCCTCTGGAATATCTTTATCTTCTTTGAGAATTTCTTCAGCTTCTTCTTTAGTTGAAGCTATAAATGAATTTTGAAAAACAGTTAAAGCCGCTTCTATTTGGTCTAAATCAAAAAGCATTTGTTCTTTTTTATTTCTTAGATTAGTAATTTGGTTTGCCAGATATTTTTGCTTATCTGTCATTTCAGATTCTAATATTTCCTTATCACCGACTTTAGCTTTATTTTCTTCTTTTTGCATTATTGCACCTCCTTAGGTGTAGTTGTTTGCACATCCCAACAATTTAAGTTGGATGCGATGGTTCGTCTTTCTCCTTCTCCTTTGAAGGGATAGACCATATGTTGTAACCAAGAAGGGAAAAGTAATAACTTTCCTACTTCTGGGGTCATAACAAATGATTGAGCTGGTTTTAATCTTTCACCGTCTATAACTGATACTTGTCCATATTGAAATGCTATACATCCGTCTGAATGTCCGCTTTCGTTATATAGCGAATAAGTTGGAGAATTAGCATTAACATTACCTATTTGTGGTGGTACTTTAGTCCAAGCAGTAGTAGATATACCCATTAAAGTTTTAGTGCCGTGGTCGTGTATTGGGTTGTAATCTCCGTCATAGCTATGCACAGACCAAGTTTCGTCTATTTGAACCTGTTTATCAGCTTTAAGACTATTACCCGAAAGAGCAAAATGATTAATATATTCAGCACCAAGCTTGCAGATAAAATTATTATAGTCGACCATTCTTTTATCATGGTGGTCTAACAGTAACTGTTCTCCTTTGTTTATTTGTCCTACTAACGTTTTTGCTAATGATTCTTTATTTTTATCTTCTCTATACTCATCCATATAATCATTAACATCATTAATCATTTGCTGTGGCATTTGTGTTTCTAACACATATACCGCAGGCATATTATGCACCTGAAAAGAATGTTCTTCAGCCATACTTAACTAGGTACGCTAAATGCTTGGTCTGGTGTGCTTTCAACTGGTGGATTAGTTATAACGCTATCTACTTGACTAGCAAAAACTACATCCCATTCTGATACAGGACATAATG